CTGGCAACATCGTGTCATCAATCACGATGAAATCCTTGCTGATGCGAAAAGTATGTGACGCTGATTGTTCGGGTTCATTTTGCTCGACAATGTGTCCACTGTCGATAAAGTCAGAAGTCTGGGATACGGTACCGTTATCAATTTTGTCCATTTTACTGAATTTTGAAAGAATTGTCTAAAAAGTATTTATTAACAGTAAGTAATTTGAGGTTGTCTTTCCGGGTAAGTATAAACTTCACGTGTGTGAGCTTTTGTGGGAATGTTGAGATAACGTATGCCAGTATTTGTGAAAGGATAGTCTTTTGGAAGAGTTGAAGTTGCAGAAGGAATATTGAATTGAGTGAAATCAACTTCATGGCCGACATTGCTTGGGATGACAAGGAATAGCTTGCCATCAACAGTTGTTGTATAGTTAAAACTAGTGCCGGTTGCCATAACGGTGACGGTGTTTGTACCGTCACTCACTTGAAATGTAAAGTCAATTGGAAATTGGAACGTGATAAAACCTGAAGCATTTTTCTCAGCAACTATCGTTTTGCATTCAGTGTAAATGACAGCGGATCGTGTGTCTCCGGTTGGGAAATTGATGTAGGAACTTGCTTCGTAAATACCTGTCCAAGCGTAAGCTGAGTAAGTAGTGGTGATGTTCGTAAGTACGGAAGGACGCGCAAATTCAACGACCGCGTTAAGAGTGATTCGCCATAGAGGTGCGGATTTATTTCCGGGATTGTAGCTGGAATATTTGGGTCTGATACCGAAGAAAAGTTTGCCAAGACTATTCAATCGTGAATCAACACCGATGTCGCAGAACCTCCAGTTCTTCATTATTTTGGGTTGCCATTTATGGCTTTGGTCGCCTTTGAGCAGTGTGTAGTCTTGTTGTCGAACGCAATCGTCGGATTTAATCGCGTTGTTAAGGCGATCATGAACGTAGGCACATCCAAGGGCATATGGTGTTTTGAGCCAGTTGCCAACGAAATGCATTGTGAATTCCATCAAAACGACTCTGAAGTACTCATATTGAGTGAACATCATCAGAGTCTGCT